GACAACGTGCTCAAGGCCATCAAGGACGGGATGAACGGCATCGCGTGGATGGACGACAGCCAGGTGGTGCGCCTGGTGGACTGCCGCAAGGTGTATGCCGAGCAGCCGGGCGTGGATGTGATCGTGGCGGGGCTGGAGGTGGGGCATGGCTGAACTCGCCCTGCGCGCAGCCTGGAACGAGCCCGTTCAGGCCGGGCAGCACTTCAAGAATGTGCTCGCGCCCTGGTGCAAGAGCATGTGGGCGGCTGGGCACCGGCTGCACGTCGAGGTGCGGCTGCACGAGGACGCCAAGACCGACCGCCAGCGCCGCTACTACCACGGCGTTGTGCTCAAGACCATCGCGCAGCAGGCCAAGCCAAACGGTGCGCAGTACCCGCTGGCGGTGTGGAAGGAGCACTTTCGCGCAGAGTACCTGGGCAGCAAAACCGTCACCAGCAAGAACCCGCTGACAGGAAAGAAAGTGCGCCGCCGCGTGCGTGTGAGCACCGAAGACCTGGGGGTGAAGGGCTACAGCCAGTTGATCGATCGCGTGAGCGCCTTCGCCGCGACCGAGCTTGGGGTGGAGTTCCCGGCCAGTTTCGCGCAGTGGGAGCAGATGCAGGTGGACCCGGACACGGGGGAAATCATTGGGGAGATTCATTCATGAGCGCCACCCACGACTACACGCGCGCGACTTGGGGCCATGCACTCACGTTCATGCAGGTGGAGCCCGATGGGCGTAAGGCCAATGTACTGGGCTTTGGCGCAACGATACGCGAGGGCGACTACCTTCTGGTGGCCAACGGGCCCGGCGAAACGACGCGCTTTCGCATCGCAAAGCTCAAGTGGCTGCGGCCGTCTGACCACTGGAAGGCTGACATCGAGTTCGCGCCGCGCCAGGAGGGCTCATGCTGAACCGCCGCACCCCCATGAAGCGCACGCCGTTCAAGCGCGCCGCGCCCGCCACAAAATCACATTCAAATCAGGACCCAGCGCTTACCAGCCAAGCGCTGCCAGCTATTAAAACAAGAGCGCCATTGCGCGCCAGCACCTACGCCGCGCCCACCGAGCCGGCCGCGCCCATCGCCAAAGCCCCACCTGTGCGCAGCGAAGCCCTGCGCCGCGCCGTGGCCAGCCTGCCGTGCGTGATCTGCGGGATGCCCGGCTACTCCCAAGCAGCCCACGGGTCGGCTGGCAAAGGGATGGGGCTCAAGGCCTGCGACCTGACCTGCTTTCCGGCCTGTGGCCCGCGTCCAGGCATTCAGGGCTGCCATGCCGCTCTGGACCAGGGTGCGCTGTTCACCAAGGCCGTGCGCCGCGAGCTGGAGCCCGTGTGGGCGGCCGATACCCAGCGCCGCATCCAGGCCATGGGGCTTTGGCCCAAGGGATTGCCACATCTACAGGATGGAGCATTATGCTGACACATACATGGGTAGAACAGTACCGAAACTTTCCCGCCGGCCCTGAACTAGCGCAGGCCGTCCGCTCTGCTGTGCAGTTTGATTTAGGAGACGCAGACGAGATACCTGTGTCTCGTGCTGCTGATTTTGTGGATGCTAAACCGCCATTCGATAACTGTGTGTTGCAGTTTTCTACCCCAGAGTGGGAATCCTGCTCTCACATTCTAGTTTTGTGGAGAGAGCAAACAAACGGAAGTGCGCATGTAATGTTTGCATGTAAGTTTAGAGGAATTGAGGAATGGAGAACCATATCGCCTCGTGAGATTACTAGGACGACGGAAGGATTCCACTACGAGGGCGTTGGTTTTGATGATGAGGAGTTATTCGATGTAATTAAACGTGTGCACGCAATGAGCCTGAATGCTTTTTATGTGATCGGATGCGCAAATGTGGAGACTGTTGACCATGCACCGCCTGCTGCGCTGAACAGAAAGCGCGCACGAACCGGGAAATTTCCAATATTGACGCACAAGACGCTGGTTATTGTTGCTGGCGCTAAGAGACACGAGAAAGCTAATCTCGGCGGGACTCATACAAGCCCACGAGTTCACTTGCGCAGGGGTCACATACGAAGAGTAGGAGAATCGCGCCGCGTTTGGGTACAGCCCTGTGTTGTCGGCTCAAAGCATGGCGTAGTGACAAAAGACTACAAAGTGGTGATGGGATAGAGGGCAAAGAAAAGCCCGCACGGGGCGGGCCTTCCAGATTCTTGCGAACCGAGCACTCGCAATTCTACTGGAGGACCGAAGCCATGACCACACCGATGACGACAACCAGCCCCGGCGCGATCCTGGCGACGGAGGAAAAGCGCGACCGCTTTGCGAATGGGCACCTGATCTGGCAGACCATCCTGGAGCTGCGCGACACAGAGCGCCGCATCAACCGCACGGCCCTGGCCGCCCTCACGGGCTTGAAGCCCGGGATCGTTGACGACCACGTTGAGCGCTGGATAGAGAAAGACCAGCTGCGCAGAGCAGGGGCAGGGGAGCTGGAGGTGGTGGAGCACTTCCCGGCGACCAGGCCCATCAGCAAGACCACGCTCCCGAATGGGCTCGTCAAGCTGGAAATTGGCTCGGACCTGCTGGAGCTGACACCCACAGAAGCGCGCACCCTGGCTCGCGACCTGGCCGGGCACGCCCAGGAGCTGGCCCAGGTGGATGCCGCGAACAAGGCAATGATCGTGGCGCACGAACAGGCGCGCGAGCTGAAGTTGGTGCGCAAGGAGGTCAAGCGCCTGCAGGAGCTGCTACAGGAGCAGGGGAGCGCCGAGGCGCCGCGCCAGCTGGATTTGCTGGCGGCTTTGCACTGACAACCAGAACCCCCCCACTCAGGTTCGACGCCCGCCTCAGTGCCCGGAACACTCTGGGCATGGCATCAAAACCCGCGCTCAAGAAGGCGCCACCCACAAAGATAACCAAGGCAAAGAAGCCCGCTGCACCTAAAAAGGCAGCGGGCGTTGCTGCGTCTGCAAAGAGCGAAAATCTGCAAACCAAGAAGCAGCCGACTATTGCTGAGCGCATAGAGGCGTTTGGAATTGAAGCTGTCTGCGAGCGTCTTTCCAATGGCACGACCATGACGGCGCTCGCCGAAGAAATTGGAGTGACAGTCGGGAAGCTGAGCCAGTGGATAGCTTCGGACGAGGAACATTCCGCGCGTGCGCGCGAGGCCCGTATCCATGCCGCTCGGATTTGGGATGAAAAAGCCCTGAGCGTCGTTGAGCAGGCGCTGGACCTGTTTGAGTTGCAACGGGCAAAGGAGCTGGCTCACCATTACCGCTGGCGGGCATCCAAGACGGCACCAAAAGAGTACGGCGACAAGGTGACACAGGAGCACACGGGCGCAAACGGAGGCGCCATCGAGGTGCACTCCACCGTCACACTGGTGCGCGCTCCCGTGCGTGCAGAGGATGACGAGTAATGGCTGAGTCGATAGCCCTGGCCGTGTCGATACCTGAGCCGATGGGCGCTCTATATGAGCCGCGCCGGTACAAGATCATGTATGGCGGCCGAGGAGGCGGGAAGTCGCACACCGTCGCCCAGGCGCTGCTGGACATGGGCGCACGGAAGCCGCTTCGCATCCTGTGCGCCCGCGAAATCCAGAAGTCCATGCGCGATTCCGTGCACCGGCTGCTCAAGGACTACATCGTCAAGTTGGGCCTGGAGTCCTTCTACGAGGTGTTGGATACAGAGATTCGCGGCAGAAACGGAACGCTGATCCTGTTCACGGGCCTGCAAAGCCACACGGTGGACTCCATCAAGTCGTTCGAGGGCGTGGATTTGGTGTGGATCGAAGAAGCGCACGCAATCAGCAAGAAGAGCCTGGACACGCTGATTCCGACAATCCGCAAGGAGGGCTCTGAAATCTGGATGACGCTGAACCCAGACATGGACACCGACGAGGTGTATCAGCGCTTCATCGGTACGCCCAGTGATGACACATGGGTGATGGAGGTCAACTGGCGCGATAACCCGTGGCTCCCGCAGGTGCTGGACGACGAGCGCAAGAAAGCCAAACGGGCGATGCTCAAAGAGGACTATGAGCACATTTGGGAGGGTAAGCCGCGCCGCGTGGCCGAGGGTGCCATCTACCGATACGAGATTGACGCACTGTACGCCGATGGCCGAGTCTGCCCTGTGCCATATGACCCCATCCTGCCAGTTCACACGGTCTGGGATTTGGGGTGGAACGACGCCATGACCATCATCATGGTGCAGCGTGGCCCGCAAGACATTCGCGTGCTGGACTACATCGAGGACAGCAATCGCACGCTGGACTGGTATGTCGCAGAGCTTGCAAAGCGCACCTACCGCTGGGGAACAGACTTCATCCCCCACGATGGGCGCACGCGAAATTTTCAGACTGGCAAGAGCACCGAGGAGCTTCTGCGCGCAATGGGAAGAGCCCCCTATGTGCTGGCACAGACCAGCATCGAAGAGGGCATCAAGGCTGCGCGCATGGCTTTTCCGCGCTGCTACTTTGACAGCAAAAAGACTGTGCGCCTGCTGGAGTGCCTGAAGCGCTATCGGCGCGACGTGCATCAAAAGACCAACGAGCCAACGGCGCCGCTGCATGACGAGTTTTCTCACGGTGCCGACGCTTTCCGCTATCTAGGTCAGTCCGTGGATTTGATGAAAACCACAAACACCCACGACTACACCGAACCCGAAGCGCCAGATTGGCGCATGTGAGAGCATCATGAAAAAAGACCCATCAGCCCTGACGCTCGAAGAATTCACCGAGTTCCTGGACGAGATACGCGACCAGCCAGCATGGCGGGCGAAGGCCGACCGCGAGATGGACTACGCTGACGGCAACCAGCTAGATTCCGAGCTGCTGCGGCGCCAGAAGGAGCTTGGTGTTCCTCCTGCGGTAGAAAACTTGATTGGCCCTGCGCTGCTGTCAGTCTCCGGCTACGAGAGCGTCACACGAACAGACTGGCGCGTAACACCGGACGGCGACACGAATGGGCAGGATGTGGCCGACGCCATCAACTTCAAGCTCAACAAAGCCGAGCGCCATAGCCGGGCCGACAAGGCTGTGTCTGCCGCTTTTCGGTCAATGGTGGGTTCAGGCATTGGCTGGGTCGAAGTCTCGCGCGAGTCCGATCCCTTCAAATACCCGTACCGCTGCACGCCCATCCACCGGAACGAGATATTTTGGGACATGTTGGCGCGTGAGTCCGATTTGGGCGATGCCCGCTATCTTGTCCGCAAACGCTGGATGGACTCTAGGCGCGTGGCACTGGCATTCCCCGAACACAAAGACCTGATCGAGCACAGCTACGGGCGCTGGACTGACCGTTTTGATATCACGATGGATGGCGCAGGCAGCACCGACCTTGCCGACCACTGGATGACTGAGCGAGGCTGGAGCATCGAAGAGCAGGAGTGGTACAACACCGAGGCCAAGCGGGCTTGCGTGTTCGAGGTGTGGTATCGACGCTGGGAGTCCATCCTGTGCATCACCACGCCAGATGGGCGCACAGTAGAGTACGACCAGGACAACCCGGCTCATCAAGTCGCAGCCGCCCAGCCACGGGCCAAGGTCTTCAAGGCCGTGACTGGCCGTGTGCGCCGCAGCTACTGGCTGGGACCGCACTGCTTGCATGATGGCCCCAGCCCTTACAGTCACAGGCATTTCGGCTATGTGCCTTTTTGGTGCTTCGCCGAGGATCGAACAGGCGTGCCGTTTGGCTTGATTCGCGGGATGATGTACCAGCAGGACTCCCTTAACAGCGGCTTGTCAAAGCTGCGCTGGGGCATGAGCGTGGTCCGCACCGAGCGCACCAAGGGCGCCGTGGCCATGACTGACGCGCAATTCAGGCAACAAGTCTCGCGCGTGGATGCTGACATCATCCTTGACGCCGATCATTTCCGCAACAATCCAGGCGCGCGATTCGAGGTCAAGCGCGACTTCCAACTCAATGACCAGCAGCACCAACTGATGCGCGATGCCCGCCAGGCCATCGAGCGTGTGTCAGCGGTGGCAGCGGCCTTCAGTGGGCGCCAGGGGACAGCAAAGAGCGGTCTGCAGGAGCAGACGCAGGTGGAGCAGGCCAATCAGACGCTTGCCAGCATCATGGACAACCGATCTGATGCCCGAGAAATGATTGGTGAGATGCTGATGAGCTTCATCATCGAAGACATGGGCGAGGCTGAATCGACCGTGGTGATCGAGGGCGACGCCATCACTGAGGATCGCACTGTCACCATGAACCACCCCGAGATCGACGCCGACACGGGCGTGCAGTACATGAGCAACGACGTGCACCGCACCCGGCTCAAGGTGTCACTGGCCGAAGTGCCGAGCACCAACAGCTACCGCGCACAGCAGCTCAGCTCTTTGTCCGAGGCCGTGAAGGCACTGCCGCCGAACTACCAGGCCGCGATGCTGCCGTTCATGGTCAGTCTCATGGATATACCTTTCAAAGAGAAAGCCATCGAGGCTATCAAGGCCGTGGAGCAGCAGCAGACCCCAGAGCAAATTCAGGAGCAGATTCAGCAGGCGGTGCAAGACGCACTGGCGAAGGCCGGGAACGAGAACCGGGCGCGCGAACTGGACATTCGGGAGCGCGAGGCCGCAGCACGCGAGAAGCTACTGCAGGCGCAAACGGTAAACACCGGAATCACCAGCACCTTTGCAGCTATGCAGGCTGCAGAAAAGATAGCGATCAACCCAGCTATCGCGCCAGTTGGCGATGTGGTGATGAAGCAAGCTGGATGGCAGGCGCCGACACCATCCGGGATGGACCCAAATATTCCGGCGCCAGTGCAGCAGATGCCGGTGGAGCAACCCGGAGGACTGCCAGGAGACACAACTCCAACAACACCTGATGTCCCAACAAGTGCAGATATGGGGGCCAATGAAGGGATAGAAACGCTGCGCAGCGATTAAAATAGGCGAGCCCGCAAAGGACGGCTATCCAGTGCGGGCTCTAATCAAACCATCGTTATGGAGGTAACGACAGCATGACTGCGGATAATTTTAGCAGCACAAAAATATGCTCTTGCTGCGGAGTAGAGAAGTTGCGCGCTGAGTTTTTCAAGTGCAAGGCCTGCCGAGATGGGCTGCGAGGCGAGTGCAAAAAGTGCGTGGCTGAGAAGCAGAAGGCATACAACTCAGAAAACGCAGAACGGATAAGCGCACGAAAGAAAAGCAAATACTGGACGGAGCCAGAAAAGATGCGCGAGATTGCCAGGGCTTACGCAGAGAAAAATGCCGACAGAGCAAGAGACCGCGCAAAGGCGCGGTACTGGAGATATAGGGATGCTGCACTAGAGGCAAATGCCCTGTATAGAAAAATTAATGCAGAGAAAATAAAAGAGCGCCGCACAGCGAGAAGAAAAGAAAAAGGCGACGCCTTGAGGGAGCAATCCAGGAATTTCTATAAAAGGAATAAAGAGCGCATGAGGCCTCAGCGAAAGGCGGCAAAAGCCATGCGGCGCAGCGCATTAGGCAGCGTTACAAAACAAGATGTTGAGACCCTGCTTCATCTGCAGAAGTGGAGGTGTGCAGCTTGCAAGGCCGACGTGAAGAAAGCTGGCTATCACCTCGACCATATATTTCCGCTTTCAAAAGGCGGTACAAACGATCGAAATAATTTGCAGATTCTTTGCCCCGCCTGCAACCTTTCGAAGAGCGCCAAGCATCCCATCGACTTCATGCAGTCGAGAGGCTTTCTACTTTGACCAGCCCGGCATTCCCGCCAGTGCCGCAACAGGCAGGGCATGGCATGGCCGGCATCGAAACCCCGGCCACAACTGACAACCTTCAAGGAGATATTGCATGACCACTGACACAGCCATCGAGCAAGAGATTCAAGCCAAGGGCAAGACTGCAGCGCGCGTGACGCCGGGTGACATCGAGGCGAACATTGCCAGCGAGCACTATTTCACCGCAGGCGAGGGCGTGATTGGTGCCTTTGTTGCTGGTGAATTTGGCGCTCACGGCGGCGATACCGTGGCTGTGCGGAGAGACATTGCATCCCCGGAGGTGTTGAAGCAAAGCCTCAACCTACTTACCTTCTGCGTCCTGGTGCTGCGCAACGGCTTCACCGTGACCGGAGAAAGCGCATGCGCCAGCCCTGAGAACTTCGATGCCGAGGTGGGCCGCAAGATCGCCCGCCAGAACGCAGTGAGCCGCATCTGGCCCTTGATGGGCTACGAGTTGCGCACCAAGCTGGCTGACAGCTGAACCCCGGAATTACCCCGGAATTACCCCGGAATTACCCCGGAATTACCC